TGATGCAGAAACATGTAAGTATATTATTCGTTCAGATGTATTTGTCCACTTATCCTTTGCCAAAGATTGAACGAGTTTATAAAAGGAACCTTCCATAGGTGCACTAATTTCAACATCCCACATTAGTTTTGTTGACATAACAGATACACTAGGTATACCATAAGTTGTGAAAGTAATAGTTTGAGCAGCACTTGAAGAATATTCTCCAGCGACCATAGTTTTCCATACAGCAGGATTTCCACTAAGATTATTAACCAGAATACTGCCATAATTATATCCTTGATCATTTGGAACAATGAATGAATAACCAGATGGTTTATAAACAAATTGAGTATATCGATTATAATACATTTGAATATCACCACTCGTTTGATATGTTTCTAAAATGGCAGTGCCTCCAGAATCTTGCTGAATATTAAAAGGTCCAGAAGCTGAACTATGAGCAATAGTCATTGTAGCTCTCGTTGAAGTATTTGTTTCACTAATAATCGCTGTTCCTTTATTATTACCAGTTATATATAAAGAAGAATTACTGTATGGATTAGCAGCACCAATACCAATAGAAGCATTACTCATGAATACATTTGAATTCCAGGATGTATTTCCACTATCATCCGTAATTAAAGCATTACCGGATGTTCCATTTGTAGGAGGAAGAGTAAAAGTCGTATTTGCAGTATTAGTGGAAGGTGGATTTACAAGAGTTGTATAACCTGCAGTATTTTGTAATTTTAATGGAATTTTATCAAGCCAAACATAGCTTGGAGTAGTAGAATAGACTGAACCTGTATAAACTCCAGCAGTAATTGTACTAGAAGCATTTAGACTGCTTGTATTAACCGTGCTAGATGCATTAACTGTGCTAAAAGTTACATTATTGTTTGTATTTAAACTTTGATTAAAGATATTTGCCGGTGAGCCCCAAGAGGTTACACCAGTCCCATCCGTAATAAGTGATTGACCACTAGAACCATTATTGGCTGGAAGTTTAAATGTTGTATTAGTAGCAGAACCAGATGGCAATAATGTGGCCGTTCCTGATGATCCATACATTGTTATACTTGAAGCGATTGGAGTCCCACCATTATTATTACCAATAATCACATTAGAAGTATCCAAATTTAGATTACCAACATTATATAAACGAATATTGCTTTGATTTATTTCCATTTTAACAGTATTATTTTGAACAAAGTTAACACTAAAATTATCTATAGTACCGACTCGAATATTGGCACTGCCACCCATATTTCCTTGAGATCCTAATAATGTTGAACTTAAATTTGGTAACGAAAGTGAAATACTGCTTGCTAATGTTGGAGCAGTAATACTTGCATTATAAGAACTATTTGTTAATTGTAAAGTCGATGCATTTACGGTGTTCATAAAAATGGTATTCGTCCATGATAGATTACCTAAACCATCTGTTTGTAAAAGATTATTGGCGGAACCATCATTATTTGGTAAATATAAAGATGTAGTAAAGGTTCCAGCACTTGGACGTATAGCCGTTGTACCATTTGTTGAATTAGACAATATGATTATTTTAGATTGTAGACCTGTATTAGCACCAGATGCATTGACAGAAGAAACATTTAAAGTATCGACCCAATATGAAGCCCCTGTACCATCTGTTATAAGAACATTACCAACGCTTCCATTGGTCGATGGATACGTAAAATTAACATTACTAGTTAATGTTGGAATATTTAAAGTGACACCAAATGTATTAGCACCGTTTTGTAATCGAATATTTCTACCTGAAAAGAGTGTTAAGCCTGTTCCAGTTAATGTAGAGCCAGAATTCCATGTAGCTACACCTGAACCATTGGTTGTTAATGATTGACCACTTGAACCAGCAGTGCCTGGAAGGGTTAATGTATAACTTGTACCAGATGTTGGAATAGCCACATTCACGTTATAAGAACCTACAGCACTATTCATAATTAAATTAGAATCACTAGCAAGAGTCAAACTTTGTAAACTAGATGTAGTAGTATTACCAATTTGTAATTTATTGGTTGTATTTCGTTTTATAATCACATCATTATTATCATTTGTTCCAATCGTCATTGTTGTTGCAAATGAATTACCATTTTGAACCACATAAGTAGAAGTACTTGGGGCTGGGCCAGTAGGACCAATAGAACCAGTAGGCCCAGTGACTCCTTGTATACCTTGAATCCCTTGTGTCCCTTGTATACCTTGTGGACCCGTTGGACCTGTTACACCCTGTATACCTTGATTTCCTTGTAGACCTGTTGGGCCAGTAGGGCCTTGTATCCCTTGTATACCTTGTGTTCCTTGACTTCCAGTAGGTCCCGTAACCCCTTGAATGCCTTGAATTCCTTGTATTCCTTGAGCTCCAGTATGTCCAGTAGGGCCAGTGACCCCTTGTATACCCTGAATACCTTGACTTCCAGTTGGACCAGTAGAACCTTGTATACCTTGTGTTCCCTGTGTTCCTTGTGTTCCTTGAGGTCCTTGTGGTCCTGTTGGTCCAGTAGAACCTTGTATTCCTTGTATCCCTTGTACCCCTTGTACCCCTTGTAAACCTTGACTACCAGTAGGGCCAGTCGATCCTGTAGGACCTTGAAGACCTTGAATACCTTGAACACCTTGATTTCCTTGCGGGCCTTGAGCACCAGTAGGACCAGTAGGGCCCGTACTACCAGGGCTACCAGGACTACCAGCACTACCAGCACTACCTACAGGACCAACAGGCCCAGTAGGTCCAATATCACCAGTAGGACCAGTAGCCCCGTCAGCACCAGTGGCACCATTAATACCAACTCCACTTGGACCAGTAGGCCCAGTAGCACCAATGGATCCAGATATACCAAATGCTCCATAATAATGATAGAAATCAATATATGGTACTAAATTAGTGTTATTATAAATACTTGAATTGCCAGTTGAAAACATAGAGGTCCCTGAAAAGGTCGCTGATGGATTTAAAAAACTAATAATCCCTGCAGTATTACTAATTGCCCAATTACCATAACTTTCATTTTGTAATTTTGTATAAGAAGGTGTATAAACACTCCATCCATAGGCACTATTATATATGTAACCACTAATGGCGTTTTGAAGAAGTAAACCATAATAAGAAGGTGAATTATTAATTGATCCACTAATGTATGTTGTTTTATATTTGAGTATTTTACAAATATAATTAATAGAATTGTTATTATATTTAATAGACTCCATTTTACCATTTCTCAACTCATTCCATATATCATCGTTTAAGCCATATGAACCAATTAACGATGCATTGGATAAAGTTAAATCAATGGATGTTAATGTATTAAAAGTCGCTTGTGTTGAACTAACATAGGTTATAGTATCTGTAAGAGTTGGAGCCACTGTTGGAATTGGCTGACTCATATATTCATCAAATAATATACGTTTTTTATTCGTTATACTTAACGCTTCAAGAGATAATGTGGGTTGCGCAGAATTACTGAAAGGCACATTATTGACGTTTTTGTACAACAAATTTGTAAGTTGATTAACTGACATTATATACTATCTATTAAGAAAAAAACAAAATCGAAATTATTTAGAGTTGGGTCATAGTAACATCAGTGAAAGAATAATTACTTGATGGTCCAATACCTATCACAATATAGATAGTAGCGACGTCTTGTCCTTGTGTAGCAATTTGGATTTCATTATTGGCATAAGTATTATTGTCTAAACGAATACCCGCACCATTAGGAGAAATTGGACCTGATAATTCAAGATTCATATTACACCATCCAGAAGTGTTAAAACCATTTGGATCAATAAATTTAATGAATGCTACGATATCCTTATTATTTGTATTGCCTGTAAAGTTAACCAGTTTAACAGAAAGTCCAGGAGGATTGCAAACCATATTATCAAATTTAAAGCAAGCATAACGAATAAATGGTGAGTATGTACTATAATCGACCGTATTAACAGTGGTACCCAAATTTAAATTACTCCAATTGCTTGCCCATTGATTTCCAGTGTCATAGAAATATTTACCATTAAATAATGGAGCTTCAATTAGATAATTACCATTTAGTAAATTGGCTGTATGATCATATATTTCGAAGTTTGCATGATTTGGAAATGTGGTATTAAAGTTAAAGTTCGTTTGATTTAAAGCCAATCTATCCTTTGAATATACTGTACTACCGACAATTCCTTGTAAAGATGCATTCGATAAAGATGTACGAGTCACATGTGGATGAATTTGTGAAGCTCTATCAACTAAAATATTATTAATTAGTCCGACTAATGGTATTGCAGAACCGACAATATTTGACCCGGTTATATTTACATTAAATTGAGTTATTACTCCACTGACTGCTGAAAAGTTAGAAGCGAGTGCAGAAACAAATTGGATTGTTCCGGTCGTATTTGCAGAGCTATTTTTAAGGACATAATTGTATAAACCATTTGTGATATTCGATTTAGTTATTAATGAATTATCAGTATAATCAAAATAGTTATCACTTCCATTAATTGTGTAAGTATTTGTATACGATGAAGAAACATTGCCAATTGTGTTTAATATAAAATAGTTACCAACATGACTCATATTATGTCGAATTGTTAAATTTAATGAATTACTTATTGCTTTTAATTGTGGTATACCAGAAATGTAAGTTATATTGCCACCGGACGATGAACGTGTTTCTACGAAATTACTCAATGTAGGTAAGTTATTGCTTATGATACTATCCACGTAGAAGTTTGTATTATATGTATAAGAAGTTGGGGTCAATAAAGTTGTATCATATGTTAATGTAGATGGGGCTGTTGTTGTAGACGAGGTTGAAACGGATAATGGATAACCTGTTCGTTTCAAATGATATAATTGGAATGTCAATGTATATAATGCATTGGAAGCAGGTAAAGATGAAATACCGACATTAAAATTGGCACTTCTATAATAACCACTTTCATTCACTCCTTCATTTGAAGCATCTGAATAGGAAACTGTAGAAGCACTAACTAAAGATCCCGATTGTGATTCTAATGTGTTATTTCCAAACGAGTAAAAGTGAATTGTTTGACTATCATTAGTAGAACCAAAAAGAACAATTGTAAATGTACCTACTGGATTATTGGTATTTGGTGAAATTTCATCATGGATTCTCATATTCGTAAATGATTGACTAATATTTGTATTAGCTTTGACAATCGTGGCTCCATTAATGGCACTAGATGTATTATTAATTGGAAAAAATGATTGATTAGTATAAATTGCGCTTGGTGGAAATGTAAAACCTGATACTGAGGTTGAACCAATATTAAACTGAGAAGTATCAACGTTGGTATAAATATACCTAATTTGACTTGGAACACCATCACTATTAAAGATGTTATTCTGAGCAACAACGAAAAATGCATACCACGTACCAGCATAAATTCTATTTGGTGTTTTATAATAGTTAAATGACGTAGACAAAGATGTTGAATTATCTAATAAGAACCAATTTCCTCCATAATTTCCACTTTGTGAAACAGCTGGAAAGTTAAATGAATACGAATTTGTACCAGTAATATTCGAAACATTACCAAATGTACCATCATAACGAATTGTATCAATTGGTTTATAGTAAACTTTGTATTTACTAATGGAACTATCATTCAGTGTTTGTCCATTCGTATAATTACTATATGCTGGAGATGAATAAGTAACAGAAACAGCCGAATTAATACCAGAACCAGTTAACTGAACATTAAAGTTTTGTGGTTGTGATGGATTACCTCCACTGGTATTTGTACCTATCGTAATAGTAGCTGGTATTTGTGAAAATCCTCTTGAATTAGTAAATCTAAATAGTAGGTTATAATTTACGCCTGCAGTTACACCATATAGATGAAAAGTATCCGTAATAAAAGAATCACTACCTGAACCAATATGAAAGACAAGATATCGTATATCAGCTACATTTGATGCTAATGCTTTCCATATAGTGAATATGTCATTAGTGAAAATTTGTAATTCATCAAACACTGGATACTTATTAATACCATCACTTTGTTGATAAGTTGAGCCCTTTTGTATTTCAATAGTAAATTTAGAAGAATCAGAGGATGAGGACACAATGGTTACATTTGGTACATCATAATTAAAGGCACCATAACCAGTAGGACCCGTAGCACCAATAGAACCAGTAGCACCGACTGCACCAGTGGGCCCAGTTGCACCAAAACCCGTTGGTCCAGTTGCACCAGTAGCCCCAACTAAACCTTGAGAACCTACAGCCCCAGTAGGACCAGTGGCTCCAGCACCAGTAGGACCAGTATTACCAGTAGGACCAACTAATCCTTGAGAACCAGTAGGTCCAGTAGCTCCAGCTCCAGTAGAACCAGTAGGACCAGTAACACCTTGTGAACCAATTGGACCTGTAGGACCAGTAGCCCCAGCACCAGATGGACCCGTTGGACCAATAATACCAGGGCCTTGAAGTCCTTGAGGACCAGTAGGACCAGTAGCACCAAAACCAGTAGGACCAGTTACAGATAATCCTTGTGGACCGACTGCACCCGTAGGACCTGTTGCACCTAAACCTGTAGGCCCTGTTGGACCAATACCTGTAGCACCAGTAGCACCAATAGCACCAGTTGGACCTGTAGCACCAAATCCAGTAGGACCTGTAGCCCCAGTCGAACCTGTGTTACCTGTATTACCTTGAGGCCCTTGATTACCTAATGGTCCTTGTAAACCGATTGGCCCTGTCATACCCGTTGGACCTGTTGAACCAGTATAACCCATCAAACCAATTGGACCTGTTTGGCCAGTAGGACCAGTTGGGCCTCCGAATGGACCCGTTGGGCCTGTAGATCCGGTAGCCCCTGCAAACCCTCTAGGTCCTTGAGCTCCATTTTTTGTGGTAGTCTGTGGCGGAATATATACCAAATTTGGATTAGACATATTGAATATTATACTATTGGTAAAGAAAAAATAAATTTGTTGCTGTCACTATTCGTTGAATCGAAAAATAATATCTATATTATAGTATATAGATATGCCTAAAACTAGCAAAGCAAAACCTACAATAACAGCACCTACTGTGACTAAAAATGAAATGGATGAAAATTTACGAATTATTGGACTTGTCGGTAAGCAAGGGGTAGTTCAAAATACACCAGAACCATTTTATAGTTCATTAGGTAACAATGATCGAACCAAAATCTACAATCAAGATGCCAAATTGAAAAATGATATATTCGATGAACCTACAATTCCATTACAAGTAAATGCTGTAGATGAAAAGAAAATCGTTTTATTGAAAACACCTCATCAAAACACTCCAGAACCAATTACTGAGTATTTGAAAAATGAAGGTCGAGATGATTCACAACTTCGATGGGAAGTTAATAAAACAATTTATACAAATGAAGCATTAAAAAAAGGAAATTATGCACAAGCTCAATATTTGTATGAAGGTGATGCAAGACGTCGTAACTACATTAATGAATATTTTGGTAGTGAAGGTGGCCCATTAACATTTAATGCCTCCAATAATCCTAATTTATTGAGTCAACTTGCTAATCAAAGAAATCAAGCTGGAGGACCAGCAGGAGCTCCACCAGCAGGGCCAGGAAGAAGAGATGATTATGATGATTACGAGGATTGGATGAATGGGCCAGATTATGTTCCACATCCACCAGGACCACCAGGACCACCAGGACCACCAGCACCACCAGCAGGAGATCCATATGATGATTATATGGGTCTAGATGATGCACCAGAAGTTGGTGGAAATTTTGATGATGATTATTATGAAAATCTTCCACCATTACCCGCATCTCCTGCTGGAGGAAGTCATGAAAAAAAGCAGGGAAAAAGTGAAGAAGCCGCTGTAGATATCAATAAACTTAAAAAACCACAATTACAAGCATATCTTTCTGGTTTAAATAAAGAAATATTAAATTACGATAATTGGCCCAATAATTTAAAAGATACTGTTACAAAAGAGACATTAAAAAATCTAATTAGATCAATCAATAATGATCCTAATCCTCTCAATATTGGAATAGATTTAACTCATGTGAGTCTACCAACTAAAAAATCAAAAGAAACTGAAAAACTAGTTCTTCAATATGCGTTACAAGCTGGATTGTTTAGAAAAAGAAAATCAAATGATTCAGCAGATTATCTTAATAAATTAGTAGGTCAGAACTGGTATCATATTTTGCGAATTTTGACTATTTTGAGGAATCATCAAGACACGAAAGGCTTACCAGGTGCTGCAGTGGCTGCTGGTCATGGACTTAAAAAACGTAGAGGTGCAAAGAAGTATGAAAAGGTTGTAATAGAAGGGGTTGGATTAAAACCAGATAGTCAAAAGATTGCCAAAGATGGTAAACGAGTTGATAAACGAGTCTATAAATCATTTGGGAACTTTTTAATTGATATGAAAAAATTGTTAGATGATAATCAGCTTTATGTAGTTTATTCAAAAAACTATCATTTTGTCGATGATATACCTAGAACCCAAATTTCCAATGATTTAAAAGCAGTCATTTTAGCATTATTACAAGGTACAGCACCATCTTTTGATGGCTTAAAGCCTAAAGAGCTCGAATTCATGAACTACTTGGTCAAACGATCCAAAAGCAATATTCAAATGCCAAAAGTGATTACAGGAGGTAGTGCGCATGCAAAAGGACCTTGTATTTGTAGTTTTGGTAATGGTAAAACTAAATTGAAAAATAGACTGGATATACTCTCTGGAGAAATTATGGCTGGTAATGATAGTCCACAAGTATTAAATGAATTATCTCAAATAATAAATCAGATGCAAGAAAAAGGATATATTAATCAAGCTACAGCTAAAAAATACCAAAAAGCGTTTATCGATGTATAATCCATATTTATTTTCACTACTTAATATATATATTATTTGATGTCTTCCAAAAAGATTTTATTACCTGGACGAATTCCTAAAGGTATACCAAAGGCAAAACCAACATCTATTCCTTTGTATAAACATCCGAGTCAACCGAATAGATTATTGAGAGCTGAGGAATATAATAAATTGGTTCAACAAGATCGTAAAAAAGCTGAGGAAGAAAGAGCTCGACAACATTTGGAACGAGAAAATGAACGAATTCGACAATATCAGCAACAAGAATTTAATGAACAAAAATATGCCACTACGAACTAGAATAGAGCATTACAAAGATAATAAAACCCACGTGAAAGAAGTCATGAAGAAATATCAGCAAAACAATAAAGAAAGCATAGCGTTATATAAGAAGCAGTACTTTGAGGAAAATAAAGATGCTATTACTAATTATAAGCATGATCATTATATTAAAAATAAGGAGCATTATCAAACGAAAAATAAAGAATGGTACGAGAAAAATAAAGCTAATTTGCATGAAAAAATTATATGTGAGTGTGGACTAGAAATAGGAAAAGTTTATAAGAATCGACATATAAAAACAAAACAACACATTCGTAAAACTACTAAACTTCCTTCGGGATCTGATCACCAATCCCAGTGAAATTAATTCTATATTTTAAGTTATCGTCGTTTGTATATAAATCAATGAGGAAGAAGTTTTCAATATTACTTATTGCCTTTTTATAAATCTCAATAAGTTCTTTTACCTTTACATTCAAACTATATTCTCTAACTATTGATTTTAGATCTCTTAAAGTTTGGACCTTTTTTAACATAATGTAATCAGCATTCTTTCGTATATTTGATGGAATAGAGAAATATGATTGAGATAGATATACAACTGAAACGTTATTATGTCGACCTCGAATGTACAAATCTATTACTTTTGCTTGTAATTTTTTTTCATCGTTCACAAAGTCATCCACAATAACCAAATTATTATTTTTCTTGTCAAACATCTCCACGGTTGGGCAATCAGATAATTTATCTAGTACAGTTAGAATAGAGACATTATTCTTTTTTTCGATCTTACGTACATTATCAATAAACCACCTATAAAGTGGCTGATCAGGATTCTTCGCCAATAAATATATTTTATTCCAGCTATTCATTTTTGTTACTAAATTCATAAGACAAAGAGTTTTCCCACTTCCAGAGGCACCAATAATTAACATCCTCATTGGAATCTTGATTTTTATTTCATTGTAGGATTCATAAATTACTTCTTTATCTTGGTACTTTTTACCAATTGCTTCATACAAATTTATCATTTTATGTATACTTGAATTATCCTTCTTACTAGACATATGTATTCTATATATAATAGATGAACAAAATTAATTCTTATAAAAATAATGCCGTAATCGTTTTTCATTCTGTACGGTATCCATTGAGAAATCATCGTATAATATATCTATCAGTTTTCGTCCTTCTATTAATTGTCTAGCAACATAACAACAGAACCATCCGCATGAACTGGATTTAATATTTTGTAAGTCAATATCAAACGTTAGTATAGGCTTGCTGTTTGATTTGAGAAATTTTAATATCGAAATAGGCGGTGCTAATCCAAATGGGTCAAAATAAAAGTTATAGTCTTTGTTCAAAAAACTACAAAGGACCCAATGTGTTCCTTCCCCATCGGAATTGTCTAAATTTATTATGTAAAATTTACCAAATTTTGGTTTTGATGGTAGAGCGTCTTTCATGAAACAGCCAGCATATTGTGTTACATTATGAAAAATCTCATCGATGTCTATATTACTTAGTTCACGCATTATATATAATTAGTTAATAAAATTAATTATATACGTACGAGTTTAATGCAAGGTACTCATATTATAGTATAAGATAATATTTATTTATTTTGATTTATAAATTGTATATGTTTATTGGATTTTTCATGTCGGCTTTTCTTTGCTTTTGTAAGTTCAGTCCCACATTCACATGTATATTTCTCTTTACGCTTTTCCTTTATTTCATCAGCGTGCTTTGTTCTGTATCGCTTTTTTTTTTCAGATAGCCATTCCCTTTTCTCTTCTGGAGTTAAAATTACTCGCTTTCTACGATTTATGCAGTTTGGAGTAGTTTCAATATAATGACGCTCTCTTGCACATAGTTCATCTTTCGAATTACATGGAAATGATTCAATTAATACAATCTCACAATTATCTAGTTTAAGCAAATCGAATGCAGATGTAAACTTCTTATTATCAATTAACCATTTTTTATACTTATCTTTATGTTTCGCCAGTCTTCTAGCTAAAGTCTTCTCTGTAGTGCTTCCTATATAAACGTCATTCGATTCATTGCTTACAAGTTTATATATTTTTCCGTCGTTATAATTTGGCATATCCTTTTGTATTCTTTTATATCCCCATTTCTTTAAGTAGTTTTTATTATAATTTTAAGTAGTTTAAGGATGCATTCCTGGAGCTGCTATCCCTCTAGCTGTTTTTCTTTTTTTAGCTCCTAATCCGAAAGCACCTAGAACACTGCTGAGTGGTCCTTTTCC